ATGCTAGTTTATCCTCACCAGTATGAAGATTGTATCGCAGTTATTAACAACAATTCAAAGGAAGATTCCACACTAAGTGCGTATAAGTCTCAGAAGTATAGGTATTCAGATATACAATGAGATCTCAGCGATTACACCACTATGTAATACTAACTGTTTTCCACAGTTATTAACACATTTGTGGAAAACTACGCATTTCTTTTAAATACTTAAATAAACATATATGCGTGTTATGTATCACTAACTGTAAGTACACTAAATGACACTCTAAGGGGTGTTATTTACTTTGTATAAGTGTTATTAACTGTGAGTGTACTAAGTGTTAATTAAGGTCTTATAAATGCGTTGAGTTACTGTTAGTTAAGCGAGCGTAACATGAGAGTCAATAAATGTCAAGTAGGGGATACACAGTTTATAACACTCAGTCTCTTAAAGTATTATGACATTCTTATTACATAAGACCCTGACAGTTGTTGACATATTGTGAGGGCAATGTTATAATAACAATGTATCATAAACTCAGAGTAATTATGGATGACTTCGATGTTAGTTATGACAGTGATTATGGATCTGAAAGTATATCAGAGTCTTATGATTACGACCATGATGATGTAAACAATTCAGAGGACGATTGCATGACTTAGAGTATCATGAATTAAACACAGATTGCACTCACTAATTATCAATTAGTGGCAGTGTTTTATGTTCTTATGTTATATCGTGTTTAAAACGAAGGAACCTTTGTAAGCTATAAACGACCCAATTCGACCTTTCGATATCATTCTATAAAAAAAATTTCTGATATATAAAAACAAAGCGTCAGTCCACAATAATGTGAAAAAATCTGATAAATTCAAAATCCCCCTGAGGGTCGATAATGTAACCGATGAGTACATTATAGCAATTCCAGAGTCATTTGTCAACGAGTTAAACTGGTACGAAGAAACTGAGGTTAATGTTATACTCGATGGTGATGGCATTTTTATAGAGGAGGCACAATGAACACAACCTTTCATGTATACGATAATAATAATACTCCAGTGGGCGATTTAATCAATCTCGATGAAGAACAGTTATTTAAAAAGATAAAAGATAGAGTTAATGATTATAAGGAACTTACTATAGTTAAAGTAGAACAAGATGATATGGGAGATGCCTCATATTGACAATACATATATAACCTGTTAGAATATTAATGTCTTATTGATCATTATGGCAAAAGGATTTACAGTAAAGGCGAAAAACCCGCCTAAGAAAAATCAGGGACAGTCAGAGTTTGATTACGATAAAGCATGGGAGTTAGTTAGAGGTAAGTCTCTAGTATTCTGTATGCCTGGTCGTGGATGCTCTTTCGTATTCCTAAAGAACTTTGTTCAACTTTGTTTTGACCTAGTTCAACACGGGGTCAGCATACAGATCTCACAGGACTACAGCAGCATGGTAAACTTTGCTAGATGCAAGTGCCTCGGTGCTAATGTTCTAAGAGGACCAGACCAGATACCTTGGGATGGTAAACTTAAGTATGACTATCAGTTATGGATCGATAGTGATATCGTATTCAACACCGAGAAGTTCCTACAACTCGTTCTTATGGAGAAGGAGATTGCAGCAGGATGGTATATGACAGAAGATGGTCAGACTACTTCTGTTGCTCACTGGCTAGATGAAGACAACTTCCGTAATAACGGGGGAGTCATGAATCATGAAACTGGTGAAACCATGACTAAGAGGCGTAAACCATTCACTGTCGATTACACAGGATTCGGTTGGGTTCTTATTAAGAATGGTGTATGGGAACATGAAGAGATGAAGTATCCTTGGTTCGCTCCGAAGATGCAAGTCTTTGAATCAGGAGAGGTACAGGACATGTGCGGAGAGGATGTTTCATTCTGTCTCGATGCCCTCAATGCTGGCTTCGAGATCTGGTGCGACCCTCGTATCCGTGTAGGGCATGAAAAGCAACGAGTTATATAATATAACCATCAAGGACGGAGAGATCTATACAGGTCTCTCTGAAGAGGAGTTCATGGATAAGATGCTAGAACTCTCTCAATGTTATTATGAGACGGGTTATCCGTCTCCTGATCTTATTTCACATTCGACTTATGGCAAAACTTTACACCAGTCCGACAGGGACAACGATTCAGACAACACCTAAAAAGACTAGACAAGGGAATGGTAAGAATACCAAATTTTCCGCTACCGCCCGAAACTCGGCTCGTAAGCCCTATAGAGGACAGGGAAAATGAGTCAGGAAACTTTAGTATTCTCTATTAAAGGTAATGGTGATGTTAAAGTAGAAGTAAAAGGGGTAGAATCTAAGCAATGCCTAGATATAACTAAATCTATCGAGGATAGCTTAGGTACTGTTCTTAATAGGGAGTTTAAACCAGAGTACTATCAGTCTGTTAAAGATGTCACACTTCAGCACAATACGAACGAAGGTTAAAGAAAAGGATGCTCTTCTAGAGGCATTATTAATATTAGGATACCATGCTACTGTAGAACCAAAGGAGATGGTAGTTACTGGTAGACATGCTAAGAATCATCCTACAGTACATACAGACATACAGATAAAGGAAGATATAGGTTTTTTTCTTAATCCTACGACTATGTGTTATGAATTAGTCGCAGATAAACAGACATGGGCAGAGAGTGTACCTGTAGAGAGGTTCTTAGATAAGTTAAATCAACAGTATGCTCGTATGTTAATCCATAATAAGATAAAAAAGGAAGGATTTCAAGTTGCAGAGGAGTGGGAAATGGATGATAATAGCATAGAATTGACTGTTACACGCTGGAACTGAGAAAATGGGGTATAAATAACCCTGATATCTATTATTAATTTTAGTGGCGACCTTAAAATCTCGCTCATATAAAGATATTGACCTTTCTTTTAGACCAAATCCCGTAACTGGGGACTTAAATGTCATAAAAAATGAAAGGGCAATAGTTCGTGCTGTTAGAAATTTAGTCCAAACTGGGTTAAAAGAGAGATTTTATTCGGATGTTGGGTCTGATATTACGAATAACCTATTCGGATTCGTAGATTTCGCAACAGGAGGTGTCATTGCAACACAAGTTTTGGATCTTATAACGGTTTTTGAACCTAGAGTTACTAATGTTAAGGTTGAAGCTGACCCAAGACCTGATAATAATGCTTTTGAAGTCATAATTGCCTTTGATATTATTGGTGAACCGACTCCTACTACATCATTTTCATTTCTATTAGAAGCGACTAGGTAAAAAAATGCCCGTAACCAAGTTTACAAACTTAGATTTCGATCAAATTAAGGATCAAATTCGAGATTATCTTCGTGCTAACTCGGATTTTACTGATTTTGACTATGAAGGATCCAATATGTCGATCTTAATCGATATATTAGCGTATAATACTTACATTACGGCATTCAATAGTAACATGGTGGTTAACGAATCCTTCCTGGATTCGGCAACTTTGAGGGAAAATGTAGTTTCATTAGCAAGAAATATAGGATATGTACCCAGATCTCGTAAATCTGCTGAAGCAGTAATTAATTTTAACTTTAAATTCAACGGAAATAGTAATACTGTCACTTTAAAGAAGGGTTTAGTCTGTGTAGGTGCTCAAGATAACACATCTTTTACATTTTCTATACCAGATGATGTATCAGTACCTTCTCCAATAGATGCTGGTAGCAATATTTTAATAAATCCACCAAGAACAGCGTCATTTAATAACTTAACAGTCTATCAAGGTACTCTTTTAAAGAAAACTTTCACTGTAGATGGTAGTTTAGACCAAAGATTTATCCTACAGAACTCATATGTTGACACTAATTCGATTAGAGTGTTCGTTACGAAGTCTGGAGCGACTGCTGGACTAGAATATTCCCGTTTAGACAATATTACAGGTATAAATGAGAAGTCTAACATCTACCTTATACAAGAAGTTAAGGATGAGCAATATGAATTAATGTTCGGTGATGGATTATTTGGTAAAAAATTAGATAATGGTGATCAGATCAATGTAACATACATTATTACTGATGGAAAAGATGGTAATGATGGTAAATTCTTCTCATATAGTGGAAATGCCACAGATGATGCTGGAAATCCTATTGATGCATCTGAAACTGTAACTGTTTCAACGGTTAATCCTGCCAAAGGAGGCGGTGAGATCGAAGATATAGACTCTATTAAGTATATCGCACCTAGAATCTATTCATCGCAGTACAGGGCGGTTACAGGTAAGGATTATGAGGCAATTATACAGAGTGTATTCCCTGATGCAGAGTCTGTTTCAGTAATTGGTGGTGAAGAATTGGATCCACCTGAGTATGGTACTGTTGTATTAAGCATTAAACCTCGAAATGCAACATATTTGTCTGACTTTAGTAAATCATTAATCCTAGAAAGACTAAAAAGTTATACTATTGCTGGAATTAACCAAAGAATAGTCGATCTTAAGATTCTTTATATTGAATTAGATGTTAATGCATATTATAATCCAAATGTTTTTAGTGATATTGAAGGATTAAGAGCACAATTGACCAGATCTTTAACATTATATGGAAAATCTACTAATTTAAACGCATTTGGAGGTAGATTTAAGTATTCTGAAGCAGGAAGAATTATTGATGACACTAATAATGCGTTTACATCCAATATTACTAAGATAACACTGAGAAGAGACTTAAAACCTATCTTTAATGCCTTTACTCAGTATGAATTATGCTTCGGAAATGCATTTCATGTTAATCCAGGCGGTAAAAACATTAAAAGTACTGGATTTAAGGTTCAGGGTAACCCTAATACTCTGTATTTTGCTGATATTCCCAATGAAGACCTTAAAACAGGAGATATTGCTGTAGTTAAATTGTCTGAATTATCAGATATTGATACTTCTGTTATTATTAAATCTGCTGGTACTGTAGATTATGTAAAAGGTGAAGTTATTATCAATACTATTAATATAACTGAGACTACTCTAGGTTCTGGTCTAATTGAAATACAGGCATATCCAGAATCTAATGATGTTATTGGATTGAAGGATTTATACCTTCAATTAGACATGTCTAATAGTGCGATAAATATCGTCAGAGACACAATATCCTCAGGACAGCAAATTTCTGGTATTGGGTATAAGTCAACTTCTAGTTATTCTAACGGAACCATCATCAGATCTTAAAAACGGATGATCGAAACATATAGCCCCTTATCTTCCAGAGTTAAAGCCCACCAGGTTGTTGCGGATAATCTCCCAGAGTTCGCAATTACTGAAAATCCCCTATTAGAGGATTTTTTAAAGCAATACTACATCTCTCAAGAGCACCAAGGTGGCCCCGTAGACATTGCGGAGAATTTAGACAAATATATCAGGATTGATAACCTCACAAAAGAGGTTATACATGGTGAAGTGGCATTAGGGTCTAGTATTACCGTTGATGACACTACAATTGGTATTGGTACATGGTCTACTAAGGGATTTCCTAAAGAATGGGGTCTTTTAAAAGTAAATGATGAAATTATCACTTATAGTGGTATTACTAGTAATACATTTACTGGATGTATAAGAGGTTTTAGTGGAATAACAACCTATAAGGCAGATAATGACGCTAAAAACTTAAAATGGGAAAAAAGTGTAGCAGGAAGTCATCTTGCAGATACTAAAGTTCAAAATTTAAGTGCATTATTCTTAAAAGAGATATACACTAAGTTAAAAGCACAATATACTCCTGGATTAGAAGGTGTACCTCTTAGTCCAGAGTTAGATGTAGTCAATTTCGTAAAAGAAGCAAGAAGTTTATATGAATCTAAGGGTACTGACGAATCTTTCAAGATTTTATTTAAAGCATTATTTGGTTTAGAACCAAAAGTTAATGATCTTGAAAAATACCTCATAAAACCCTCTTATGCCAACTATTTGAGGAGACAATCTTTTGCTGTCGAGTTAATATCTGGTGATCCAGAAAAATTAGTCGGTCAAACCCTGTATCAGGACAATGAACCAGGAAATTCATTAGTAAATGAAGCTAGTGGACCTGTTTCTGAAGTTGTTCAGATTAGAGATAACTATTATCGCCTTTCAGTGTTTATTGGATATGATGATAGAGACTTAATTCAAGGTACATTCGTTGTTCCAGGTAGAACGCAAGTTGTTGGTACAGTTGGTCTTGGAGCAACTGTTCTTACAGTAGATTCTACTATAGGATTTGGTCAGACAGGTACTATTGATATTGGTGATACTACAGATGCTTTCTATCAGGTTGCAAGTTATACAGAAAAGACTGTAAACCAGTTTATAGGGATAACTACGACTACAGTTGACATACCATCTACTACTAATCTCTATACACCTACTGTAGTCTATGGTTATGAAGATAATGACCTAAGTAAAAGGGTCGATATGAGAATAACTGGAGTTTTAAAGGAATTTGACTCCAATCAGGATTTATATGGTCTAAATCCAGAATCTAGGATTAAAGTTAAGAACCTTGGAAGGTTTATTACTAACCCTAAGATCACAAAAACTTACGATCAAGTATTTTATAATTCTTGGATCTATAATACAAGTTCTAGGTATAGAGTTGAGGATTTAACTGGATCTACCTTTACTTTAGATGGATATATTGATAAATCCAGTCTAGCAGTAGGTGATAAGATTGAATTGCTTATTAGAGATCTAGAAACTGTTGTAGCGACTAATTTAGAAGTTAGTTTTGTTAATGTTACTAGTAATTCTATAAATGTATCTGGAACCTTCTCTGCACAGTATGGAATAGAGTATGATATAAGAAGAATTCAGAAAAAGGCGACTAGTAGTATAGTTCCCATCATTGGTGGTCAAAATCAGATTCTGACTGACATTGCAAATACTTATATTCTCGATAAAAACAAATCGGCAAGTGGTGTTAATGAAGCATTTGTTGCATCTAACTCATTACCATCTTATCCGATAGTTAGTGATAAGATTCATGCTGCATTAGTCAATCCTACTATATCTGGAGGAAGTTTCCAAGGATATAATACATTAACTGATAAATTTACCATTATTTCATTCCCTAATCCTGTTCCTTTTAGGACTGGTGATGAAATTGTGTATATTGCATCATCTGGTTCAGATCCTATTGCTGGATTAGAAAAAGATTCATATTTTGTCGAAGTATTATCACCAAATAACAAAATTAAGTTATATCCTTCGAGATCCTTTATACCATCAGGTATTGCAGTTGAATTTGTTCCACCAAAAACTACAGGAAATCATGATTTTGTTATAATTGAGCAAGCAAGGAGATCTATCTTCCCAGGTAGAGCATTAAAGAAATTTATCCTTAAACAGGATCTTACTGTAGGTAAACAGGTACAGACAACATCTGAACAGACTCTTTCAGGTAATACTGGAATGTTGGTTAATGGTGTTGAACTTCGTAACTATAAATCTGACAAATTTCTTTATTTTGGACCTCTAGACTCTTTAAATGTAGTTAATGCTGGTACTGGATATGATGTTTTAAATCCACCAAAACTAACTATTGAAGATAACACTACTGGAGTTAATACTGCCTTTGGTAGATTAGCTATTGGTGGTACTGTTACTGGTGTTCAAATTGATCCAGTTGAATTTGAGATTGAAAAGGTAGTTTCTGTAGATATACATGGTGGTAATGGTTTAGGTGCAAAAGCACAAGCTGTAACAGAGTTAAGTTATAGAACCTTTGAATTTAATGCAAAATCTTTTTATAATGGTGGTACTCTTGACCATGCTGATAATAATGATGGTAGATTTATATTAGATAAACCTCATTACTATAATGCTGGTGATAGAGTAATCTATAATGCTAATAATAATAGTCCAATAGGAATAGCAACTACTAATCCTGTTGGTATTGATACCTGTTTAGTAGAGGGTCAATCTTACTATATTGGTATTACTAGTGCAACAATATTTAAACTCTATAGAACTAAGGCTGATTCTATTGCTGGTGTAAACACAGTTGGATTTGGTACAACTGCTGCTTTGGCAAATACTGGTATACATGCGTTTAGAGACTTTGAGACTAAACGAAGAATTTCTCGTGTTACCATTTTAGAAGGTGGTGATGGATATACTAATAAGAGATTATCTGTAGATCCTGTTGGTGTCAGTACATTAAGGGATTATATTAAATTTGAGGATCATGGATTTAAAGATGGTGAAGTAGTTCATTATGGAATATCATCTACTGGTGGTACTGTTATTAGTGGATTAACTACAAATTCGCAATATCAAGTTTTAACCCTTGATGAGGATAGATTTAGACTATGTTATTCTGGTATTGCTACCACTAGGGTTCCTAATCCTACAAATTATAAGAATAAGGAATATGTAAGGTTTGCTAGTCATGGAACAGATTATCAGGACTTCTTCTATCCTCCAGTAACAGTAGATGTTAATGTTATTACTAAAGCAGACCAAGTAACTTTAAATGCCACACCTATTGTTCGTGGTTCTATTACAGAAACTATATTATTTGATAAAGGTCTAAACTATGGATCAGATATACTTAATTTTGAAAAAGCACCTTCTGTTGATCTTAGAAATGGTAGATTTGGTCAAATTGGTCTAACCATTATTAATGGTAGAGTTATTGACGCATTTGTACAGAGTAGAGGTGTAGATTATGATGGTCCTCCAGATATAACTGTAGTAGGAGCTGGTACTGCGTTTGGATGCAGACTTCGTGCTGTTATGGATGGAGATGGTATAGGTGATGTAATAGTATTATCTACTGGTGTTGGATATACTGCTGGTGGAACTACTGTTGCTGTTAAATCACCTGGTGATGCTGCATCTTTCTCTACAAAGGTTAGAAGACTATCTACTAACCAATATGTAACTAGTGGAACTATAAATGGTGATTATCTTGGTCCTGTAGAAGATGGATTAGCAATTGAATCTTTAGGATATGGTCAAACTGTAAGAGAATACTTTAATGATGATGGAAGTGGGCATTCTCCTATTATTGGATGGGCATATGATGGAATACCAATCTATGGTCCTTATGGTTTTGAGGATATTGATGATATCCAGTCTGGATCTAAGAGAATGGAAAGTTCTTATATCTTAGATGCTACTAGAGTATATAATAGACCATCTATAGCAACATGGCCTGCTGGATCATTTATTGATGACTATTATTATAATGATAGTGGAGATTTAGATGAGCATGGTGGTAGATTTGCTAAAACACCTGATTTTACTGATGGTGTATATGCATATTATGCTTCTGTAGACCTTAACCAAGTTCCTCAATTCCCATATTATATTGGTGATACTTATAGAGGTTTTGCAGTTACAGAAAACACTGTTACTGGTGAAAAGATCAGACAGACAACATATGATTTTGAAAATTCTAAATTAGTAAGAAATACATTCCCATATAAAATGTTTGGGGATGGTGCTAGTTATGATTTTGTATATCAACCTTATAAATTTATCTCTCAGGTTGCTACACCTAATAAACTTGATACTGGTTCAATTACTAACCTTAGAATATCCAATCCAGGAACAGGTTATACAGTTGGATCAAATATAAACTTTAATAATGATGATACTGGTGGTTCTGGAGCAAGTGCATTTGTAGAGCGTCTAACAGGTAAACCTATACGCAAATTAACTACTGAATTTATAAATTATGAAGATACTGTCTTTAAATGGGATTCAAATAAGGTTATTGGATTTGTTCAGCCTAGTCATGACTTAGAAATATTTGATAATATTGTAGTTGCTGGATTAACAACTGCGGTTGATAAATTGACTGGTAGTCATACTATTAATAACCTTAAGTATTCTACAAAACTTTTAGATGATGGATTTGTAGGTGTTGTAACAGATATTAGAGTTCAATTTATTCCAGATTCTTTATCTATTGGTTCTACAGTTGGTTTTGGTACAACAGTAGGAATTGGATCAGAAACTGCTCATCTTCTTAATTTTTATCCTGATGATGGAGTATTAAGAATTCGTAGATCAGTAGGAGTAGCTACTACTGGACAAACAGGAGTTGGTGTCTCGTATTATTCTGATAATTATGAAATTGTGATGGAGACTGATTATTTTGAGTCTGAACCACATCAAAAGATATATTTTAACCCAACTGAAGCAGTTGGATTTGGTACTACAGTAGGTCAATCTATAACTAGAGGTTATCAATACCTTGGTGTTACTAAAGATAGATCTATATTAACACAGACAATATATCTGAAAAATCATGGTCTTAAGACTAATGATACTCTTGAGTTCACCATTCCTACTGGTGGATCTAATATTTCTGTTGCTACATCAGCAATATATGCTGGTACATTTAATTTACCTTCTACTGTTTATGCAATACGCAAAACAGCAGATACTATTGGTATAAAAACTACAAAAACTTCAGAAGACCTTCATTTTATTAGTGGTGGTACTGATGCGTATGATTATCTACTAGAAAAACAGAATACACAGATTACAGGTAAGACTCAGAGAATTACTGGTAAAGTTCAGGTTACTGGCAACCATGAAATGCTAGATGGTGACGAAGTTGATCTAATAGTTAAACCTGGATTAACAACAGGTATTGGTACTACTACTTCTGTTGCTTTAAAGATTATTGATGATTATTTAATCGTTAATCCTCTTAATATTGAAGCATCTGGTATTAATACTACTACTAATAGAATTACATCAATTGGTCATGGTTTAATTACTGGTGATAGGGTATATTACTATGGAAGTAGTCTTCCAGGTGGAATATCCAGTAGAGAGTACTATACTATTAGAATTGATGATGATACTCTTGAATTAGCGAATACTTTAAAGCAAGCTACTGCTAAAAAACCTGAAGTTGTAGATATTACCTCTCAAGGTGGTTCTGGACAAACTATTAACCCCATTAATCCTCAAATTAGACCATTTAAGGATAATACGGTTAAATTTGATCTAAGTCATCCATCTATGACTGGATATGATATCAAATTCTTCTATGATAGCAATTTCTTCAATGAATTTGTTGGATCTGGTACAAGTCTTGGATTTGAGGTTGTTGGAGTAAGTACTTTAGCAACTGTTGGTATTGCATCAACTGCTATTGACTCTGAAGGTCATCCAACAGTCCAATTGAATTATTCTGACAGTACTCAGAAAATATATTACAATATTTTTGGTCCTAGTGGTTTATCAACTGCTGATAGAACTGTTATTAATGGAAATGAGATTAAATTTGTAAATAGCAGTTATAAAGGAACTTATAATATTATTTCAGTTGGAAATACTGAATTTACCTTTAATCTTAAGGCAGCTCCAGAAATATTGTCATATGATGCGGTAGATTGTGAAACTTTAGAATATACGACAAATTCTATAAATGCAACTGGTGGTATTTCTACAGTTACACTTGTAAGTGGTGGTTTTGAGTATTCTAGACTTCCAGGTATTTCTAGTGTCTTTGGTGGAGGTATTAACGCAACATTGCTTCCAGAATCTACTGAAATTAATAAATTATCCCAAATGAAGGTTCCTGAGGATGTTTATGGATATCCTTCAGATAATACTCTTAAACCAGATGCCTTTATTCCTAGAATTATTGAAATAGATGATTATGGAACTATTGACTCCGTTAATGTACTTGATGGTGGTAAATTCTATGTTAATGCTCCATCTTTAGTTTTATATGATAAATTTACTGGTGAAATCTTAGATAATGGTCTTATTACCTGTGAACTAAGTGACTCTGCTGTTGTTAGTGCAAAAGTATCAGTATCACCTATTGGTCTATCAAATAATGATTATGGTATTGCTCCCGTTAGAAATAGTAACGGTATAAGCATTATGAGTGTTGAGACCGATGCAGGTATCTTAACATGTAAGATTAGTACACCTGTTTTAGGATATGCGGTAGAACCATTCTCTATTGGTGATAAAGTCCTTGTTGAAGGTATAACATTTGATGCTGGATCTGGAGATGGATTTAACTCAGGAGATTATAAGTTTGAAGCGTTTGAAGTCTCTGATTATAATGATGCAGTTAACCCAAGGCAAGTAAGCTTTGATTTGAATGGAATTAGTACAAATCCTGGTACTGGAGCAACAGTTAACTTTGGATTTGGTCAGTTAGTACAAAATTCATTTGTTGCTAGATTTGAACCTATTAAAGGTATATCTAAGTTCATTCAAAATGAACCATTCAAGAAAAATGAAAAAGCAGACGCTGATATTCAGTTAGATTTCATTGATGGTAATAGTGCTAAGATTATTGTTAGTGGTGCTGAACCTATTGAGGTTACGGACACTTTAACAGGTAAACTTAGTGGATCTCAGTGTAGAGTTACTGCTATTACTGAATTTGCTGGTAGTTTTGAACTTTCCTCTTCAGTTAAGACATTAGTTGGATGGAGAGACAATATTGGTATTATTAACGATACTAATCAAGTATTACCTGATAATGACTACTATCAGAACATGTCTTATGCGATTGAGAGTCCTAAGACATATGAGGATCTTATTAACTATGTTAATGATATAGTTCATCCATCTGGAATGAAAAACTTCGCTAATACCGAAGTTATGGTAGAAGGTAAGCCAGGAGAGACTACTCAACCTGCAGATGATGCTGGTGGTCTAGTTCTTGACTTTATCGGTGATCCTATGAGAGTAGACTCGATATATCCTTGGGATTTAGCGAGGGACTTCTTATCAGTAGGAAATATCTCTAAATTCGTAGAATTGAGAAATACTCGTCTTTCAGACTTTATTTTAAACAGAACTAACAGAGTTTTGAATATTGACGATATTAGTCCTCAATTTGTGTCTAATGAGTCTAATGACCTAAGTGATTATAGAGTAGTTGCTCAATATCCTGCAGGAAGGTATTTCCAGAGATTCTTAACACAGACTGTTTATCTTGACGAAAATCCACTTAAGAATCATTATCAGATCAATGAATTCATCTCTATAACTGTAGATGATGATACATTCTTAATGCAGAAGACTGAAATTAAGAATTATGATCAAGTTGGTCTTCAAACTGGATATGCTGAGTTTGATACGATTTATGATCCTGCTGTATCCAAAACTAGATTAATATTCCGTCCTAATGAACCATTTGACACTAATTACGATGTTAAGTCTCTACAGACTAATTTTGCTGATTCTGTAGGTGTTGGTACAACTGCATTTGGTCATATTCGTTTAGATGGTGGTTTAGCACAAGCTGGTGGTGCTACAACAACAGGAATCAGTAGTACTACTAATATTATTGGATTATCCACTACTGGTACTCAAGCTGCTCTTATACAGTTCCTAGTCATCGATAATCCAGGTGCAGGGTCAACTGTAGGTAAACAGGTTGATTATCTAGAATATGCGTTAATGCATAATGGTGTAGACACTTATTTAACTGAAGTTGGTGCATTTAACACAAAACAGAATTTAAGTGGTTTATCTAGTCCTAATTTCATTGGTACATTTACATCTGAAATTGATAGCGGTGTATTAAAGATTAACTTTGAAAATGGTCGTGAAAGACCAGTAAATGTTAAATTTAAGACTATTGCTATTGATCCTTCTACTGTTGGTGTATCTACAAATTATCGTTATAAGATTCCATTTACACCAGATGGTACAGAGAGATCTGGTAGATTAGAAATTACCAGTGGAGGAAAAGCTGGTATTAACACTATAGTAGGTATAGCAAGTATTAGAGACTTAACTGTTAAATCAACAGTTCATGTTGCATATGGAGCAACACAATCTATACATCAGATCTATCTACTAACTGATCCAGAAAATCAGCAGAACTTTATTCAGCAATATGCTATAGCATCAATTGGTACTACAGCAGGTGTTGGAACATTTGGTTCTACCTATAGACCAGATGGTCATGTAAATCTAGAGTTCCATCCATCTGTTTCTGGTATTGTAAGTATTACAGCGTATAATGAAGTATTATACAGAGATGCAGATCCTAATGGTACTTTAGATGGTATTGGTCAATTAAATTATGGTCAGGTTTATGAGTCTGTTGCTCAAAACAGATATCTTGGTATTAACAATAGAGACCTTAAATCATTTGAACTTAAGTATAGAGGAACTCCAATATACGCTCGTGAAACTAATATTTCCGATCCTGCTCAGATTGACTATGGATTTGGTAGATTTAACCAAGAGCATTTCTTTATGCCATTCGAGCAATTAACCTATAAGGCAGATTCTAACCTTGTTGGTTTAGCTGGAACTGCACTTTGCTACTTTACAGGTGTTGGTGTTGCTACTGCTCGTTTACCAGAAACAGTTTACTGTATTAAGGATAACAACAGACAATTTAGACTTGCTTTAACAGAAAGTGATGCAAGATCTGGTCTTGGAGTAACATTCCAAGCAGATTCAGGTACTGGTAATAAGCATACACTATCGATGAGAAAGAGAGATTCTAAATCTATGATTTCTCTTAGTGGTTTAGTACAGAAACCAATATCATATACATCTATTTCTTATGATCTAGATGTACCTGTTGCTGGTTTTGTAACCGCATTTGTACTAAGTGGTATTTCATCTATTGCTTCAGGAGATCTTCTTAAAATTGAAGATGAGTATTCAATTGTAAGAACTGTTGGATTTGGTACTACTACAATTGGTCCTGCTGTTGGTATTGGTACATGGACTTTAGTAGAAGTTGAAAGAGGTGCAGTAGGTACTGCTGCTACTCCACACTCTGCTGGCGAAACTGTAAGATTGTTTAGAGGATCATTCCAGATCTTAGATAGTAATATACACTTTACCCAAGCACCTTTAGGTGGTGACATTGGTATTCTTAATCCAGAAAACCTTCCATATGCTAGAGCAACCTTTGGTGGTAGAACATTCTTAAGGAATGACTATAGTAAAAACCAAATATTTGATGATCTATCTGAGAGTTTTGATGGACTAGAAACTACTTATCCATTAACATCTATTGGTGCTGCCGTTACTGGTATTGGTACAACTGGTGGTAATGGTGTACTATTCATTAATAATATCTTCCAAGCACCATACAGTGAAAATAATGTTAATGCTAACTTTAAGATTATTGAAAATGCTGGAATTGCTAGTGTACAGTTTACTGGTATTAGTTCAGAAGGATACGACACGCCGATAATAGACATAGGGGATATTAATGAAAATCAACTTCCTAGAGGTGGGATTATTGTGTCTGTTGCCTCTACGCCAGGTAGAGGATATGCTCCATTCTTAGGAGCAAAAGTAAGGGCAGTTACCAATTCTAGTGGAGAAATTCTAAGTATAGTCGGTGTTCCTACATCAGGAAATAAAGTCGCTATTCAAACTGCTTGGTATGATGAAAAGACTGGAATCATGGAGGTTAGCACAGTTGCTCCTCATGGACTCAATATTGAGACTCCAGTTAAAGTGGAGGGTATGCAGTTAGAGTGTATTGGTTATAAGCATATCTTTAGAAGTGCTACTTCCAATGCTATAGTAATGGGTGGTGATTATGTACATACATGGGTAGGTGGTACTGCTACTAATGCGGTTAATGTTCAAAGTGGTGCAGAATCAGGTAATCAGAAGAGTCCAAATGGATCTACTTATGACGCAAGTACTGGTGTACTAACACTATCATTTGCTGCTGCTCATGGTATGACTACAGGTGATACCATTACTATTGATAATAATTCATTAACATATACTTGTTCTAGAGATGATCATGCGACTCAGCATACTTATCCTCGTACTACTGACCCAATTAGCGGTGTAACAACTGGTATAACAACTACTTCAACTACTGCGTTTAGTTTAAATGTTGGTATTTCTACTTTAGTCTATGCAGATGTATCTGA